TTCTTCCTCAAATCAATAGTTCCATCTAGTAATTCTTGAATATACTTAGCTTTATTAGTCAAGACAAGTAGCTCTTTCTCCAATGCACTAATCATGAATTCCTTTCTATCTGAATAATATGAAATACGAATTGAATAAAATGCTTCAATAATATCTTCAACCGTTTCGTATTTTTTCAGTTTGTCTTCATGGTCAAACAAATTCATATTTGTTGTTGAACCATTTTTACCTAATTTCAATAATTTTTCTAATCCATTAAACGTGTATTCAGCACTTGTTTGACAACTCATTTTTTCTAATTCATCAATTTTTCCTTTCGCAAATGTTATAACAAAATCTACTGTAGTATCTTTACTATTATCATCATAATGTTTTAAAACTGGTGTTATTTTATTTCCATCTTTGTCTTTATCATTTAACAGTTCCTCTAAAAGCTCCTTGAAATCTTCTGTCCAATAACCAACTGGTAATTCTGTGACACGAATTACATCGGCACTAATTCTTTCATAAACACCTTTAAAGAAATACTGAGAATCGTTTATTTTGACAATTGTTCCAGTAAACCCTTCATAATATGGAACAAAATTTATCTCCTTGTTTGCCTGTGTATTTTTTTGTAAAATATTTTTTAAATATTGTATTATGACCTTTGGATTATAACACATTATTTCAGTGCTAAATCCAGTTCCTATACCTTTTGACCCATTTACCAATATCATAGGAATAATTGGAACGTAAAATTGCGGTTCAACTGGTGTTCCATCGTCGTCCAAATATTTTAAAATATAGTCATCTTGTTCCGGAAATAGAAGTCGTGTAATTCGCTCCAAATGAGTAAATATATATCTTGGTGATGACGCATCTTTTCCACCTTTTATTCGGCTTCCAAATTGGCCTGCTGGAACTAACAAATTTATATTATTTGAACCTACGAAATTTTGAGCCATTCCTACAATTGCTTGGTTTAAGCTTTCTTCGCCATGATGATAACATGAGTGCTCTGAAACATAACCGGAAAATTGAGCAACTTTTATCTCAGCTTGTAGTCGTTTTTTAAACGCACAAAACAATATTTTTCTCAAACTCGTTTTAAGTCCATCCATTAAATTTGGAATACTTCTGTCACAATCGTATTTTGAGAAATGGATTAGTTCCTTGTTTACAAAGTCTTCATAACTAATCATTTGTTGACTTGTGTCTACATAGCTGTCTCTGCTGTATACATTTTCTAGCCACTCTTTTCTATCATCTGCTCGTTTTTTATTAAATACCATATCAATCGCATTATCACTTGTTACACCTGTGTGCTCAAATCCTACAAACTTTTTCTCTTCAAAATACTCAACAAATTCTGTTTTTGTAGAAGTTCCTAAACCTTTGTAATATTTAATATTCCATCCATTTGTATTGTTATTTTGTTTCCAAGTATTATATTCACCATCGTTATAAAATTTCATCTCTTGGTTTCCTTTTTTTGCCTTCAAAATAGGTGTATTCATAAACCCGATGAAACCTGGAATTCGAGTTAACGAAGCCCATTCATTCTGAAACAAATTAATACATAAACCTTTAATATGAGAACCATCTAAATCCTGGTCAGTCATAAACACTACTTTACTATATCTCAAATGTTTATGAACATCTTCTATAGTGTTATATTGCTTGTTCATTTCAAGACCAAGTATTTTCTTGATTTCCGTTATCTCCTTATTTTCTGCTATTTTCTTTGCTGTTTCGCCTCGAACATTCATTACCTTACCTTTCAATGGATACACGCCAATTGTGTTACGGTCGTCTGATGATAATCCGGATATAACTCCCGTCTTGGCTGAATCCCCTTCGCAAAATATAATCATACAATCTCTTGATTTTTCTGTTCCTGCCCAGTTCGCATCGGTTAACTTTGTGATACCTCTTACAGTCTTCGATTTTACTCCATCTGTTTTTTTGGCGGCTTTATTATCTTTGACTTCGGTAATAGCACAAGCAGCATCCATTACACCCATTTTCGCTACTTTCTCAATGAATTTGTCACTTACTACACACGAAGAACCGAACTTGGAAACAGGTGTATTCATAAAATCCTTTGTCTGACTATCAAACGCAGGGTTTTCTATGTCACATCGAACAAATAAAATCAACTGTTCTTTAATGGAGTTCGGATTTACTTTTACCTTTTTCTTTTTTTCAATAAAATCGCTCATCTTTTTTGTGATTTGGTTCAATATATATTCCACGTGCTTTCCACCTTTACAAGTATGAATGCCATTTACAAAAGATATCTGGATGAATTCATTTGTCGGAGTTAGTGCTACCGCATATTCCCACCTCTCTCCAGCTTCTTCATATACTCTTGGAGCTGCCGTTTTATCTCCAATGTATAAATTTATATACTGTTCAAAATTTTTAGTGGGAATTAGCTGACCATTATACTTGACTTTCAGTTTGGAATCTGTTACAGCTGAAATATCATATATACGTTTTTTCAATAACGAAACCATATCTGTTGTTAATCCTTGTAAACCTAATCGTTGATAATCCGGTTTAAACGTAATTTTTGTATATGGTTTTGCTTTCGATGCTTTTGTAATCTTTGGTTCGCAAATTTCTTCCAAATTGTCATTAAATTCCTGGAAATATTTTAGGCCACGCACATGGTCAATTGTTTCCACGGAACCATATGTAGACCATATCAAAACCAATTTGAATCCGAAACCGTTTTTTCCACCGACAATTTTCTTTTCCGTTTTATCATAATTTGTTGAGGTTCGTAAATGTCCGAAAATGAGTTCAGGAATCCATATATTGTATTCAGGATGTTTAGCTACATCAATGCCATTACCGTCATTAATCATAACAATAGTTCCATCCTCTTGAATTGAAACATCAATATAAGTTACAGGTAATGCGTTTTCTTGCTGCGCATTTACAGCCACGTGCATTCGAACAACATGGTCACGACAATTTACTATACCTTCATCAAATAATTTAAATAATCCAGGAACATAATTTATATTTTTTTCAATAATTTTATCATTAGTTTCATTCATTAACCATAAATCAGTATCTACCTTTTCAACTGACCCAATATATGTATCAGGGTTATCTAAAATATGTTGTTTATCAGTTTTTTGCTGATATTTAGCAGTTAGTTCGTCGTTATTCGATTGCATTGTTCTTACTATATTAATTAATGAATCTATGTTTAAATAATTTTCAATTTTATGTAAAATACAAAAAATAGATATAGAAAATTATATATTTTCTTATGCTATCAATTATACTAAAAATATTTATAATTTATTTATGTGATACAATAGAATAAATATAAAATAGAAAATATAAATAAACTATTATATAAATTAAATGCCTAGAAATTATTTTGGTCCAGGAAATAGTCATGCTATATCATCGCAATTGCGCAAAATAATACAAAGAGAATCTAATACCATATCTGATAACAGTTGTAATTGTTTCCAAGAGACTGTTAATAAATCAATTCGAGGTTACAACGACGATACGCAAACACAAGCAGAGCGCAATTCACAACTAGTAAATACTGCGTTAGGTGGGAGAATTGTATTTGGAAACAATGGGGTTCCGTATAGAATAACATATTTAGGCGGTATTGAGGGACAAAATGGCGGCATTCCAAAACCACTTAGAAATAAATTTTAAGTTTATTGTTATAAAATGATTTACATAAATAATAAAATATTTTCTTAGTTTATTGTATAAGATGTCGCATCATTTTAAAAAAATGGAAGGAACTCGTGCTGAGGTTTTTCACGGAACTGCTAAACATACATCCGGAGGATTACTTAAAGCTGATTTAATGAAAAATAAGACTGGTCGCATTGTTTCCAGAAAAAAACACAATTCTGCCAAAAAAGAAATGCGTTTAGTAAAACATGGTTTCGGAACAAAAAAAGGAAAATTCGGATTTGTTAAATTAAGAAAACACAAGTCTAGAAAGAGTCATCGAGGTGGTTCTGGTTTGTCCCCATTGAATCCTGCTGACGTTGACTACCAAATGTCAATGCCTCACGTTCAAGATGGCGGAGCGCCTTATGGTAACTCATTACATCCATCTGAGCTAATTGAAGCACCATCTGTTTCTGAACCTGTTCCCATGGAAGGAGGTAAGAGCAGAAACCGAAGCCAACAAAGAAGCAGAAGTCAACAAAGACAAAGACAACAAAGACAACAAAGACAACAAAGACAAAGACAACAACAAGTTGCCGGAGACAGTGCTCCTGCTGATGTAAATGCTTCTTACATGTTGGGTAAGTAAATTGTTAAACCCCATACAAATAAGTAATTCATATATTAAATAATAAATTATTATTTATTATTTATTATTTAATCTCAAATAACTAGCAAAATGTTCTAAAAATAATTATTGTAACCATTCCGACGAAATAAATTTATCAAATTTAACGTAATCTGATAAAAAATGTAATAAAAACTTTTCAAAAAATTGTTTACTAACAATTAAACAAAATACCTTATCCACTGTTATTCTAGCATGACAAAATGACTTATAATGTTGATATAATTCATCAAAAGAAATTAATTCATCGTTCATTTTTGAATCAGTATTATTTGTATCTGATTTGTTCAATAACTTATACTTATAGTTTGTCAACATTTCATTAATAGCATCATATTTAGACCATAAGTTACATCTAATATTTGTAATATATTTATTGTCTATTACTTCGACATGAGGAGAGAAATAATGATTAATTATTTTTAAAATTTCTTTATCTGAAATATTCAAACACTTATCTTTATTCGAAAATTTATACATTGTCGCTATCTCATCTAACTCATATTCCTCATCAAATTCTACATCATTAGAAACTATAGTTATATGTTTTTCCCAAAAAGATAAAAAATTACTTACATTTGGTAAAAATTTACTAGTCACATTTAAAAATATAATATCCGACGAATCTTCATTATATTTTAGCCTATTTTTTAATAATGATTTCAAATTATTTGTATACACCATATTTGGAATTTTATTATTAGACAAATATAATTTCCAAATATAATGCATATTTTTCCAAGACAAATTATTTAAGGTATTAATATTATTTTCTATAATAATTGACTCATTATTTTCGGTATCAACTGTTTCAATACATTGTTCAATAAAACTAGTAATTATTTTATCCAAAGTATTCAATGAAAAAAACATAGCATATTTTTTAATACTATCTTCTGCTTTCATATTTAAATAGTTGTCTGAATTCGTATACCTATCTGAATAATGTGCTGCGACGCATAACAAGTCAATTCCTATTTTATTTAAAACCTCCTTTATAATTTCATTTGATATAACATTGTCATTTGTTTTTATAAGTCTATATGATGCCAAATTGTGGCTATCGTGGTATTTTGATATGAAATTATTCATAATTGAATTCCCTGTTGTTATATAGCAAATCGAATCTATAAAGGAAATTAGCTTCTTTGTATTCGTATTCACGTGAAACAATAGTGAGCTGTTTGCTTCCCCATTCTTTTTCAAAATACAGTCACCGATAACTGTAAGAAAATATTTCGACTCCATTTTGCTCTCAAAAATCGACGATAAAAATCCCAATACATTCTGTATTGTATATGTTTCTGGAACGGATTTAAACAAATTTCGCTCTTTTATAGTTCTTATTATATTTTGCTTCGTTTTATGTTTCCACGTAATTAATTTTCCCTCGTCTGTTATTGTAGACAACAAATGATGATGTATGTCATCATCCTTAACTATCTTATATGTTTTCCCATCATATTCATAATACAAATTATTATAAGGCATATAATAATACTGATGTTTGCTAAGAAATACTTTATGAAAATTATCGTGTTCCATTGTTAACTCGCTTATACGAGTCATTCGCTCTTCGTATTTTTTATTTTCACTTTCCAACATATTCGGCAAATTAGTCAAATATATTTGTAATCTGTTCAGAATATAAGGATTGCTTTTATATTTTTCATACAAATGAGACAAATCGGGCATAGATGATATTGATACCATTATTTGATATTGATTCAGATATTGTAAGTTGTCAATATAGCTTTATATTGTTTCTTTATATTATTAATTTCGCAAACAATAAATTATTTTCTCTACATAATATTTAGGAGGTATACAAAAAGAAACAAAATATTTAGGTATTTTATTTTGGGTATTTCGGGTTCGAAATTTTAGAGAAAAGTAAAATAATTATTTTATTAATAAGTATTTAAAGATTTGCGTTAAAATAACGTATAAAGTCTAAATGTCTAATTTCAATAAAAATTTGATGCACCCTCAAACCGTTGAAGGAAATGTTCTTACTATTAAAACCGTTCAAATCGCACCTTTTCGCACTTTAATGACCGCTTTAAAAGACATCCTTCTTGAAACGAATATTACGTTTCAACCCGATGGAATTCGTATTATTAATATGGATAAATCACATACTATTTTAGCACATCTTTATTTAGCTGCGCAAAATTTTGAATTCTATGAATGTAAACAAGAGAAAATTATTATCGGCGTTAACATGTTTCACCTTTTTAAACTTATTAATTCCATTGATAACGATGATACATTAACTATCTATATTGAAAATGCCGATTATTTTGATGGAATTGTCTCGTATTTAGCGCTTAAATTTGAAAATGGCGACATCAAACAATGTAAAACTCAGAAACTCAAATTAATCGAGCCTGAACCCGAAGAACTTGAATATCCTGATGTCACCTTTTCTTCTATTATCAATCTACCTTCAGCCGATTTTCAGAAAATTATTAGGGATTTGTCTTGTATTTCAGATAAATTAGAAATAAAATCTGTTGGCAATGAGCTTATATTTAAGTGTAAGGGGCAATTTGCGGAAGCAGAAATTCATCGCGCCGAATCGGATGGCTCCATGGGATTTATTTTGAAACAAGACTCTTCCAAAATTATTCAGGGGGAATTTTCATTGAAAAATTTAGGTTATTTTATTAAATGTACAAATCTTTGCTCCCAAATTGAGGTATATTTAGAAAATGATTTACCATTGGTTGTAAAATATGATGTTGCCAGTTTGGGAACTATTCGTTTATGTCTCAGCAATTTACCGTCTTCTTAAAATTTATTTTATTTTATATTTTATATTTATTTTTATTTTTAGGTCTTAATATTGTATTGAAAACTGGGTTTATAATATATTATATTATATTATAAAAATATAAATGTCTAACTATTCTCATTATCTAGCTAGTCGTAAATGTTGTGATTTACGAGGACTTGGTCCTCAAGGTCCTCAAGGTGAACAGGGTAATCCCGGTAGAATTGGTCCTCTAGGGGTTCAGGGTGCTACTGGTTCAACTGGAGCACAAGGAACTCCTGGAGGCGCTACTGGAGCACAAGGACTTACTGGTCATATTGGTCCACAAGGAAGCACAGGAGCCCAAGGACTTACTGGTCATATTGGTCCTCAAGGCACACCTGGAGGAATTACTGGTGCTACTGGTGCGACTGGTGCTACTGGTGCGACTGGTGCTACTGGAGCAAGTCAATGGGTATCGATGAATGGTATAGCAGGAAGCACTAGTGGATATACAGGCATTGGAGTCACAGGACAAGATGTATTAATTTATGGAAATTTATTAGTAACAGGCATAATTGACCCTGAAAAAATTATACTATCTAATACATCAAACTCAAATGAAATAATTTTAGACACAAAAAATAATCTTGAAATTGT